GATAGCCTTCATTCTTACCTCCAAGTAATCTGTGATGAGGTGCGAACGACCTTCTTCATCTGGAGTCCACGAGCCTCCGTTCTCATTGTTGGAGTTACCGATAAGCAATCCACTTAAAAGCTTCTGCACCTTTTCCCAAGTGATCGTGCCGTTGGCTATGTCATCGTTTATCTTTGAGATGAAGTGCTTACTTCCCTCTGTTGCAATCTGGCCCTTGACTTGTGTAGTTGTCAATCCTGCACCTGTTCCGCCATTTCCACTTTGGAGCGACGATATCTGTTGCTGAATTTTCTGGATAGTTCCAACCTCCTTATCCTCGCGAAGAGTTATATCGTAGGTAGGAATCTTACCATCTTCCTTGATTGTGAGCTGATCTATGGATATTACACCGCCAATTCTGAGGTCAGTATCCTCAAACTCCATCAAGTCTCCGGCTTTGAGCGTATCATGAAGACTCTTGATAACTCCTGTAGTATCCTTTTCAGCAAGATCATGCTGTCTTGCCATGAAAATCTCATCAACCTTAGGCTGATAGACGTACCTTGTGTAGTCGTTCTTGTCAATGAATGCTATGGCGTATTTAAGGAGCTTCAGAGACGCAGCATTGACATACGAATCAGGAAGTGTGATGCCGGTAAGAACGAAATGGTCGCCATTCTTGATAGGGTAGTCCTTGTATGGGAACCACAGCTCAAGAGCGTCGTCCTTTACTCTTTCAATAGTAAGCCTCCATCTTCCATCAATCTTGGCTGATGAAGCTACCTTGAATGTTCGTCCGCCACACATACCATCCTTCATCGAGATGGAGAAGTCGTCATCCTTTAAGTCGTTGATATCAAAGTCGATAGCCTTTTTAAGATAGATATCAACATTCTTTACGGTTTCATTATCGCCAAATCTTCCGTCATCATCAGGAGCCACACCCTCATCAATCTCATCAACACGTACGCCACCGATTTCCATCTCCTCGATAGTAGGGTAGATTTCAATAACTCCATTTGTCTTATCATCTGTTTCAAAGAACTGCGATGCAGAACGAAGGCCAATCTGCTCGATGTTGATAGAATCGATGTATGGCCTGTGCGGATCTGTGGAGAATTTATGCTGTCTCCCGGTAGGATTCACGTACTTCTTCTCTTCATTCGTGAGTGAGTTATAGAAATCGCTCAGCGATACATGAGGGAATCCAGGCAACATTAGTCTGTTGATGGACATGTTGTTCGGAAGATTCTTTGCATACTCCTTCATAGATGAAGGAACAGCCTTCTTGTTGAGACCGGACGTGATATACATCTTTGTATTTCCGGCCTTGACCTGCGCAATAAACGCATCAAGCTTCTCCTTTGATTCCTCATCTCCGGTGTCAGTCTGTGTTCCCTTCAGCTCAGAATAGAATCTACATTTTTTAGAGTCGTATGTCTGTGTTACATAACCGGTAATCTCAGTCTTGAAATCAAATGTAACCTTAAGTACCCAACCGAAAGACTGTTCGCCAGTTTCTCCAGAAACAATATACTTTCTCGGATTCTTGAAATATGTCTCTATATAATCGAGGTCCAGTTCAAGTGTAACATTCGTGCTGGCCCCGACGACTTTCGTGATGTTCGCCACGTACTTGACACCTAGGTCCGCATAGTAGTGAGAAGGAAGATTCTTCTCGGAGCCATAAGCTCTCAATCTCGTAACGACACTCTGGTCGGAATCAGCGTTCTGAACAATCTCATAGAGTCCATTACCGAGGCCATACTTGAAGATATGGTTTGCCTGTATTCCGGTAGTACCGACATATATGTTTCTTCCTCTGACGATGAAGTTTATGTCCCACTTCTCGTTCACAAGCGCAAGGGCCTGCCAACAGGTCTGCGAATCCACTGTAATGGACATCGATTCGATGACGTTATCGTCGGTTTTCTCACCATAAACCGACAACCACTCACTTTCAAGGGCTCCACGCTGCACGGAACGGTCCTTGTTTCTGGAGTAAATCTTCCAAAGACCTGCACCAATCTGCTCGTTTAAGCATGCCTGGATTCTGTCTAGCAAATCATCCAAAGTCTGTACATAGAATGGGAATTTCGGCAGGGAAGTGTAGTGAAGCTCGTTATCGTTCAATACCACATCGAGGAACTCTGCCCTGGCAAGCTCATCCTGCAATGCGTTGAACTTTACGCTGTCATACACGAAGCCCTCACCGTAGGTGTCAGGTCTTGCCTGCTTATCCTTGCCCGGCTCGTAGTTGAGCTCAAACCGCTCGCCACGATAGACAATATAGTCGCCTATCTGAAAGTTGATAGGCACTTCATGCTTGAAATTGATAGTCACGAAGCACTCACCCATCCAAGAATCGGAGTATTCCAATCCATGAACGGTTATCTGCTCTCCGTTAACGTCTGTCAGCTTCGAGCCATCCTTATGATAAATATTCCAAGTACTCATGTGTCTTTATCCTAAATTTGAAATACTGCCCTGTGCGTCCATGATTGGCTTTATGTCAGTAACAGGGTCGTTAATCTTGAAAGTAATAGAGAGGACCAGTAAGTCCTCGCTGCCCGGATATCTGTATAGGTCCGGATCAATGCTCTTCAGTCTCACATGCTGCCTTCCAATCTTGTTGAAGTCGCAGTACATTTTCATCATGCCAGACTTACGGAGATAGTCAATAAAAGCCTTACACTTCTCGTTTGCGCCGAAGGCATCACCCTTGAACAGGAACTTGACCTTGTTCTCGTATGCCGCCATATAGAGACCATCCTTACCAATGTACTCGTCGTCACCATGCTCGTCGTGCCATTCCCTCTTTATGGGTTCCTTGACGGCATCGCAAGGCTTGAACGGACTCTCGCTGACGTACATACCGAAGTCGGCGATGGAGTCCTTCACCTCGTTCCCATCGCCTTCCTTCTGCATGTATATCCTGAAATAATCTTTCATACCTAAATCAACTATTTATAAATGCAAATATACAAAATAATGCATGAATATGCAAGTGATATTCAATTAAAAATGTATAAATATACAAAAGATGGCGCAGATCTATGTCTGCGCCCCCGATTGTTACTTCATCTTCAATGATTTTGTTCCGTTAAGAACTCTGTTGAAGTTGTCGTTCAATTCAGAAACAGTAGCGTCAATCCTCTCGGCTGCATCAGCATTTCGTAACGTGTTACGAGCAATCGTATTAAGCTGCGACAACTGCGACTTCGCAATCTCGCTCATCTCCGGATAATACTTAGCTTGTTCTGCTCTCATGACAGAGCAATCGAGCCTAATTGCGTTTAGGTATGAGGCAATCAAGTCTCCTGTTTCCTCCGTAATACTCTTAATGGAATTTCTAGAAGAAGAACTGCTATTATCTGACCATCCGTAAGTTTTCTTAAGGTAATCTCTCGTTGCCTCGATTTGCTTTGAGAGTTCATCTGTGCTGTTCTTTACGTCGGCATACTCGGCTCCTGTGTATTCTGAAATAACATTTCCGTTGGAATCCTTAATCTTGTCATCATTCTCTGCGTACCCCTGAGTCTTCTTCAGAAGGGCCTTGATTTTGTCTCCATATGTATTCTCAATCATGGAGTTCAAGATGGCGTCCTTTAATTTTCCTTCAAAGCCATCCACCAAGTCTTCATACCCATTGGCCATAGTTGACATTGCGTCGCCCCAGGAAGACACCAAGTCAGAGAACTTGTTACCGTTCAGTTTCTCTGTAAGAGCCTCAATTATGTCATCGGCCTTCTCGCCATACTGAATGAGCTTTTCCAGGTAATCTCTGAAATCTGAGTCCATGTTAGCCCAAAGACCAGTGTAATCCTTCTTAATCTTCGACAATGTATCAGCGTTCATGTTGAGCATGTCTTCCATTCCGTTGAACTGAACTCCGTACTTCGAAGAGATTTCTCCGGCAACATCACGCCAGTTCTGACCATTGTACTTATATGAACCCTTCCACATTCTATATTTGATAGAGTGGGAGCCAGCTGACGCACCGGCATTGAGCCTCTTCTGCGCGATAACCTTAGTCTGCTCAATCTCCGCCTTAAGCATTTCCTGGGCTTCCTTGGATGCCTCTGTAGCCTCTGTACCCCAATGGATGTTCATGTACTCAGTCTTCTTGGAGATGAGAGAATCCCAAATTGAGGTCAGGTTGTCGTACTCAGCCTTTGCCTTGTTGTAGCTGCTGTAGTCTGCACCGAACGCCTTGATGAGCGAGCCGCCAATGCTCAACGCTGCGGAAGCGGCTGCTGCGTATGGACCAGCACCTTTGAGGAACCCGAGACCCTTCATCTTACTAAGGGTGTCAAATGCACCAGCCGTACTTGCTGCTGAAGAGAATGCGCTTGAAGCACCACCTGTAATCTGGCCGAGAATGGAATCTTCTTCACCCATAGCCTTAAACAGGTTTATTACCGGGTCAAGAACCGTATTGAGTGCCTGCATCTTCGTCGCAAGTTCAGAGATTGCTTTAGACGAGTCGGCGTACGCTGACTGCTGATCATTCTTCAGACTCGCCTTTGTTCTTACGCCGCCTGCGATACCAAGTCTCGAAGCCTCCTCCTTACTAACGAATATCTTCGCAGTATCGTCCATACCGCCAAGACGCTCATTTATGAACTTCCCGATAGCCTTACCGCGATTAACTCCTCCGAAGATGAAGCCGAACGGATTCCTGCTAATCTGCTCATTTCTGAGCTTATCCAAGGCATCCCTCAACTGCTTGATTGATTCTACAGACAGGCCGGTAGTCATGGAGAACTGGTCAATCTTCTCAATCATTGAGTCGATTGTAGCGGAAGAAACCCTATCGAGGTCATCAAAGATAGCAACCCAATCAGATTCCTGCTTGAACTGCTCGAACTGAAGCTTTGCCACATTCTCGTTGTGAGTCTTTGTGGCTCCGGCCTTGGCTCTGTCTCTCATCTGTGGGTCTTCGATGCCCTTGATGAGCTCAAGCTGTCTCTCGTATTTGCGGTTTTCATCCTCAATCTGCTGGGCGATGGTTGCATTCTTTTCAATCAGACTAGCCATCAGGTCGATGGTCTCCTTCTTGATTTTATTGTTCTCATCTTCCAGCTTCTTGCGTATGTCGTAAACACGAGTCTCCTCGCCGTACTTATCCTTGACATTTTCAAGACTCATTCCCTTAACCTCATCCGTAGTCAAGTTGAGCCCGGACTGAACATTGTCGTGCTTTACCGCAATGTCAAGTTGTTTCTCCAGGAACCTCTTGTATGTATCAAACTGGACAGTTCCGCCGAAAGCTATGTTTTCTGAACCCTTCTTGTTTCCTGTCAGCTCATATATCTTCTTGTATGTCTCATACTGCTCAGATATAGTATCAAGTTGCTTATTGAGTACATTCAGTTCCTCTCTGCGCTGGTCTTCGAGAAGCTTTCGGTTTTCAGTTTGAATGCCAGCCTTCTCGTTTGCAGCATAGTCCAATCTCTCCCTTGTTGAGGCCGGAAGAGTCTTCAAGAGTTCTTTAATAGAGGTCTCATAATTGGTGTAGTCGGATATAGGGAACCTCTTTTTATCATTGAATATAGCCTCAAACTCTCCGTCATTAGCAAGCTGACCAAGAGCACCTTCTCCATAAAGCTCCTTAAACTTCTTGATTTCAGCATACATCTTCTTGTATAAGTCGATGCGCTTCCTCAAATCTTCAAGAGCCTTATCTGTCTGCGCGCCTGTTGACCTACGGCCACCGGTTTTCTTGTTTTTCTTCTTGTCGTCACCAGTAAACCATTCGCCCCAGTTATCATGATAAGCCTGCATCTTAAGTTCGTACTCCTTCTGCTTCTGTGTAAACTCATCGAGAGAAAGATTGCCCAGCGCAAGCATCTTCTTTCTGGTGTTGAGTTCCTTTTTGGCAGAAGTAATGTCCGACTCTGCGTTGCTCTTTGCTTTATCGTAGTCGTCTCCGGCATCCTTTCCCCAACTCTTGACGTACTTGTTCTTCTCATGGTAGTCGTAACCACTACCCTTGAGATTCTTTTCGAGCTGCTGAGTGAGATCCGAGTCATCGTTCCTGAATACGAGATGAATGACAGCCTCGAATCTATCAGCCGCAAGCATTCGCTTCAATGCGTCTGATGCAAAAGGATAGTCTTTCTGAACCTGAGCCGCAGCATCTTTCATCATGTTTGAAACCTGGACCTTCTCTGCATCTGTCAATTCCTGGTTGTTGCGAATCTTGTCACCAATCCAAGGAAACGAAGTGTTTACTGCGTTATCGAGAGCATCCTTGAATTTATTCTCGTAGAAGCCAGTTTCAACACCCATCGCATTAAGAACGTCAGCACGGAACTGATCAGAAACATCCTGGTTCCATCCCTGCTTTGCAAAGAATGACGAAAGAATCTGGTTAGCCTTACCCTGCAACTTCGGGCTGTTGCTAATATCTCCAAGCTCATCAATGAGATAATCGCGCATGGCTTTCACCTCATCCTTATACTTTTCCTCCCAGGAGTTGAAGCTAGCGAAGTCGGATTGGGTGGCATTAATCATATTCGCCTTTGCGGATGCCGAAGAGAACGCTTCTGCTATCTCCTTTGCAGAAGACAGCTTCTCGTCGAATCCCTTATAGGTATCCTCGTTAGAAAGAGATTTCTGAGTGCTCTCCTCAACCTGTTTGAGAAGGATGAGCTGTTCTTTGAGGTACTTAAGTCTATCCTCATTCGATTTCTTTTCGAGAAGGCTCATTGTGAAAGCATTTTCCTTTTCAGGAGCAATCTCCTTCAGCTTTTCCTTATATGCGTCAATAAGGTTTTCTATCTCTTTCTCATCACCGTCCTTAATGGCTTTATCCGCATCGTTATCGCGAAGAAACTCGCTAATCTTAGTGTATCTGTCTTTCAGTTCGTCAGCAGTAGTCTCCATGTCTTGCTTCAGCTGCTGATGCTTCTGCCAGTAGTATGCAAAGATTGCAGATCCGGCAGATATAGCTATTCCTGGAAGCCCACCAAGAAAACCGATGATAGAACTGAATCCGGATTTCAATCCTCCGAGAAGCAGACCTCCTGCGGCTCCCCATTTACTAGGGCTAGCCAATCCCTTCAGCACTCCACCAAGGGAGATTCTGTTCACCTGACCTTCCTGCTTGGTGAGAGCCATACCTTGCTTATACATCTCCTTGGTTATCTGGCCGGTAACATACAAGCGCCTGAGCTCGGCTTTTGTTATCGCATTCGCCTTCGCGAGTGCCTGAATATCCTGAATCCGAATCTGATTTTTGTACTGAAGAATCTGTTTCTCTACAGGAGTTATTTTCTCGCCACGCAAAAGCTTAAGTTCTGCTTCTTTCGCAATATTTCCCTTAGAGTTCAGTATCCTCTTTCCTATGCCGCCTTCCAGGGTCTTAACTCCACGCATAAGGGCCGGACCTGCGAATGCCGCAACCATAGCAGGACCCAAGACGTGAATTTGCTGCACGAGATTGGTGACAACATCAAGAATACCCTTGAAAGTTCCACCTATAATATTCTTGCCGTTAGCAAAGTCGGCAAGCATGATTTCCCAGGCATCTTTCAGCTTGTTATATCGTCCGAGCAGAGTCTCACTCAGAACCTGCTGCATATTATAGAACTGACCACCTGCATCAGTCATCTGCCAGAAGATAGACTTTACGTCATCAAAGCTAACATCTCGGCTTGAAATTCTGGTCTTAATCTCTGATGTTGAGACATTTCGACCCTCTTGCTTAGAGTAGAACTCTGATAACTTTTCAAGCAGAGGAATACCAGCATAGGCAATCTGACGAAGCTCCTTGCCATCGAGCCAACCACGAGCCTGAACCTGACCGAACGCCAACGCAATACGATCGAAACTGACACCAAGACCGGAAGACATATCAGCAAGCCTTTTTGTTGTATCGTAAAGCTGGTCGTATTCTACTCCATACGCAGCCAACTGCTTAACGTCTCGGTTCAACTCAGAGAACGTAAATGGCGAATTAAGAGCAAGTTCCTTAATCTGATTGAACATTGTATTCGCATTCTGCATATCGCCAAGGATTGACTGGAGAGCAATATGCTGCTTCTCCATCTCACCACCAGTAGTGATGATGCTCATAGCGAACTGCTGTGCGCCGAACACAAGACCTCCCTGCAAGAAAAGTGACTTCAAATCCTGCACGGTTGAATTCAGTTTTCCTGCATGACTATTAGCCTTCTCGAATCCGCGAACTAAGTCGGATTGTATCCTTGCGCCTGTTTGCGCTATTTCCTGCTGGTGTTTCCTCTCTAGATCTACAGCCTTTTGTTTTTGGCTAATAGCTGATTCCATACTTCTAATAAGAGGGGAATAGTCGCTTGTTCCTCGTCCCATTGAGAATAAATCTCTTATAGAATATCCGCTAAGATTAGCCATAGCTCCTCGAAGAGTATTAAGCTCGCTTGTTATTTGCGAAAAAGCAGCCCTTATACGAGCCAAATCTTCTGTAGATAATGTATTCTTTCCTCTACCAAACAACCCTTGCAGTTGCATTCTTTGTGCTTCAAGTTCCTTAACTCTATCACGAACGAGGGATTCTGCTTGTTTTCGAGATACTGAAATTGCTTCTCTTCTAGCCTGGTTAGTTCGCTCAGTCGCTTCTCTTAACCTATTTTCGGCAGCGATCATTTCCTCATTACGGCGTACGATAGCATTTCGCAAGTCAGAGAGCTCTCTTTCCCTGGCAGCTAGCTCTTGTGCAGCCTGTGCTTCATTTTTCATTGCGACAAAGTTACCGTGCTCGGTTGACTGTCTGTCTCGTTCCAAAATTGCGGATTTCAGTTGCTGCATTTCCCTGTAACGCTCATTAAGCTCCTGCGCCTGTTTTGATTCGTTAACAAGCGTCACGAAAGCCCCTTGAGCCTCCATTTCCTTGTCGCGTCTTAAGATGTCTTCTTTTAACTTGGCAAGTTCATTGTATCTATTTGTTAAATCAAGTGCAGCCTGTGCTTCATTTTTCATTGCGACAAAGTTACCGTGCTCGGATTGTTCCTTGTCTCTACGAAGAATGTCTGCTTTTAGTTCCGATAACTCCTTCAGCCTTTTGCTGAGATTTGCAGTTTCCTGAGCCTGAATGCCCATTTGGGCCGCTATATTTTTAAAATCCTCAGCGATTTCTTTGCTATTCTCTCTGTTAAAGTTCTTAAATAACTTCTCAGCAGACTTTCTTCCGGACTCAGTTTTTAGATCCAACTCCGAAAGTGCTTCTGAAATTTCTTTCAGTTTTGACCTAACATTGCTGTCTTTAATGTTTAAGTCAAACCACAAGTCACCTAAATTTCCACCTGCCATATCCTGAATATTTTAAAATTAGAGTTTATTGTTTAAGTAATCTGGAAGACTTATCTTCTTGCCAACAAGACTTCCTTCTTTCTTCTTTTTCTCCATCCACCTGTCGTATAGGTCATCCATCTCCTTCTTGGTGTGATTCTTTGGACCACCTTCCTTCTTGGTCTTTGGATAGACGACAAGAGGCTGGTCTGCAACCATGAGGTCAATCTGCGCCGATGAATAGCCCCACCAGTAGTCGTAGGCCGCGATGAAGTACTTACGCTGAAAGAGGAAGCCGAACTTCTCCGCTAGTGAGAAGGCTGCTCCCCAGCTGGTTCTGCTTGGATAGCTTTTGCTTCGCTCCTCGTCATCGTCATCATCACGTCCGTCATCCCGGTCGCTAATATGGTAGCCAGTGAGAATGCGTTCGATGGAATTTTTTTTTTAGAAACATCGAGGACTCTCAGTACATCGGCTATATCCACATCCTTGATGTAGTAGAGCCAGCGCCAGTAGATCCAATACAGGAATCGTATCTTCCAGATGTTGTTGAGGAGAATGCAGACACAAATCTTGACGTTGCGTTTCCATTCGTTCTTCTCCTTTGCCCGGATATGGGAACACTTGCTCATGGTTCCCTTGCGAAGCCAGCCGAGCTTGTGCTTCTTTCCACGGAACACGAACTCGGTAGGCTCGTCGTGCAGCACGCTGTCAAGCAACTCCTGCAAGTCCACTGAAGGCTGCTCTATTTTCTTTTCTTCTGCCATGATTGTATGCTATTAAATGAAGAAGGGCGGCACGGCTGTTGATTAGCCTGCCGCCCAACGGTTTGTTATCCTGAATCTAATTACCTAAAGAAGCCTTTACTTGATTAACCGCCAATGCCTGGTCCACTTGCAGCTGGAGCCTTAGTAAGCCAAGCGATGCTACGCTTACCTGCACCCTCGATGGAGCCGGAGAACTTGAATGCAACTGGCTCAGTACCGGAGTTGTCCCACTGCAATGTAGCGTAGAGAGCGATGTTGGTAATAACCATGAGGTTCTCCTTCTCGTCGTCAACAATAACGATAGTACCCTTGATCTTGAACTTCTTAGGCTCAACAGCTATACCTGTAAAGCCGGTAGTGGCGTCGAGGGTAGCGTCACCTGTACCCTTCAGAGTAACCTTGGTCAGCTCTGTGATAGCATCCTCGCCGAACATAATTGTCAGCAAGTCCTTTGCCTTTGAAGGAACAACGAACTCTACATTGAAGTCGCCGAGCTCAGCTGTGGTTGCCCAGTCGCCTGCAAGACCGATAACCTTGTAGTGGTTGATGGTTGGGTCATCCATAGTCGCCTTCAGCGAGTCAACGGTAACTGGAAGCTCAACCTCTGGGGTGATGTCAACTGTAGCCTTGCTCAAATCGGTAATAGCCTTTGAGTAGAGCAGAGTTTTAGGACCATTGAAAATGTCCTTCATCTTGTCAATAGTTGTCATAGCCATAATCTAAAATATTTTAAATTGTTATACCTTAATACTTATTTCGTGCGTAACCTTCCCTGTATGATTGTTACGGAAAAACCTGCGCCATCGTCTGTCTGTAGTGTTATACGAGGATTGGAAACAATGAGATTTTTTGTGGAGATTGGAAATCTGTCCATAATCTCCTGGACTTTCTCGTCAACGCTAGATACATCAAATGTGTTTGGATTTCTTGCTGAAGCTTTATCGCGCACATACAATTCGATTTGAGCTGTAGTGGTGAAATCATTGTAAACTCCACTTGAGTTCATCTCGTTATTGTAGATACTAGATGGAAAGTATACCACGATGTAGCTGTTGATTTTCGTATCAACTGCTTTTGGTCGGCTCCGGGAGTAGAGCTTGTCGCAAATCCCCTTCATTGCATTGCCGACATCGAAATATAGAGTCTTAATACTAACCATATCTTACATCGTTCTAAAGTATCTAACCAAATATTCTCTAAGAGAGGTAATCACGTCGTGGCCTCTCTTAACCTCGACAAACTTAGCGTAATCCACACCGGCAACAAGGAGCATCTGCCATGTAGCATCGTACTTTCCTTTGTTGTGCTCCCTGGAAACAAGTTCATCCCACGCCGCATTTGGACCATATTCACCACCTTCTCCGTATTCACCCTTGTAAGGTCTCCTTCCGCTGTCTTTGAAGGAGAATGAGCTGCGATAATACTTATCGAGGTTGTATCTCTCTCCGGCAGCAAGGGTTACTCGGGTTGGCTCTGGGCCAGGAGCATAATGAATCGACTGCAATGAGCCGTTGTAATATGTACCGATGGCTGTTGACTTGTACAAGTTACCGGTTACGTCATCATAGTTTCGAGACTTGTCAGCAGCTTTCATTGTCATTTCAGCCGCATGATCCATCTTCTGCTGCATCTTTGCTACAGCCATCTGACGGATTTTCTTCTCGACCTGTAAAAACTGACCTGATAAACTTGTCATAATCTAAACCCTTGTCAAATTCCAATACACAACAGTCCTGTTATTATCCGGTTCACAGTCCTTAACCATACCTACCTCGGTGTTGTTGCCGACAGTGGAGTAGATGGTGTCGCCGTCAAGAGGACATCTGTCAGCATCCCATTCGTCATATCTGACAGGAATCGATGCCTTCCTCTTGTTCTGGTCGACGTTCTTGTCTCCCTCTGTAGTGGTATCGGTGTAGCTGCGGCCTTCGCCATAGTAGAGAATGATTTCCTTGTCCTCACCAACTGGAGCATCATCATCGGCAAACGGGTCATCAGGGTCGGCTTTTCCGACGACCTTCCTCACGATCTTGATGATGTGAGGGTATCTTGGGTTTCTGATGTTTTCCTTTTCCATACGCCTTATTTGATGATGTGAGGGAGAGGTTCTCCCCAAGGAGAATAATTCGCCCTCTTTACTCCGTGGGAGGTCACCCGGAAGGTGGACTTCTTCTTGAGCATCGAATCAGGCTCCAGCTCTGCATAGATAGCGTTAGCCTCTGCCTTCATCTCGCTCCTGTCGTTGTCCGACATATCATAGCCACCTCCCGAATGAGTCCATCCGTTATCGGAATCGGAGGTGTTGTTCACCTTGCTCGGACCAAGAACAAACCATTTCAGCATGTCTGCATAGGCAAGTCTCACCTTGTCCTTGTCGCAGGCTTCGAGGTCAATACCATTTTCAAGCTCCCTGTCGTGCATGATGCCCAACAGAGCCTTTATCGGCATCTCGAACTTCACCTTATTAATAAGGTAGTCGTTCACAGTGTAAATGTTCATCTCCGAATCCATAGTCATACAATCTTGTTACGTTAAAGAATTAACCCTTCTTGGTAATGTCGATAATCCAACGGTAAGGAGAATCGAGCATGGCAGGAACAGAAGCGAGGAACAAGTCTGTCTTGAACTCCTGGAACATACCGTTCGCTGTGACCATGTTACGAAGCAAACCGAGGCGGTTGTTGGTCTGTGCCCAAGCAACATCCACGAGCTTGTTACCGAGAGTGTCGAAAATTCGCTTGTCGAGAATTTCCTTGCGCATGAAACGCAAAGGCTTGCCAGCAGGGCGAAGAACGACTGTTCCGTCTGCCCAACCACGAATCTCGGTAACTGTGCCATCGAAGCGCTTGTTGTGCTCAACCTCATCAACAATCTCGATAGGAGAAAGACCGTTGAGGTCAACAACAGACTTCAAGAACATTGCGTTGTTTGGACCGTAGTTCTGCAAAACTGCCACAAAGTTAGCGTTCGCCCAGCTCTTGTACAACTCAGCAATCTGCTTGTTCTTCAAGAACACGTTATTGTAGTCGTTCTTGGTCATCTGCCATACGAGAGGTACGCTGCGGTACTCAATATGGCTGTTGCGCCAATCCTCCTCAAATTTACGCATCTGCTCAAGCAAGTCGCAATTTGCATCGTTCCACGCAAGCGTACCCGCCTTTTTGAAGTTCTCCTTTGGAACCTTTGCGTCATACAGAGGCTCCTGGATACCACGACCAATCTTGTCGTAGTCGATGAAACCGGTCGAACTCAACTTGGCTGACATGTAGGTCATAGTCATGTCGAGTGAGTCGTACAATACCTGTACCTTGTCGAGGTAAGCATCAACCAGGTCAGCGTCGTTGCCGAACTCATCCTGGAGAAGCTTCATCTTGTGGTAACGCTCTGTCGCAGTCTCACGGAAGCCGTCAGCAGCGAAGTCTGGGATTGAAGCGGTGTACCACTCAATACCCTCGTGGTCGTTCTGATAGCCCTCGCCGAGAGGAGCACGGAGGTTCATCAAGGTTGCAGGGTTCAATGTACGTGTGCGAACCTTGAAGGTTGCGTCGCCATTATTAGATGTAGGGGTGAGGTTTGGATCAATGTCACCCTGTGTCAGATACCAGCCGTTGTTACAGCGCAATACGCCGTCACGATTGACGAACTTCTGAAGGTAAGTATTGTTACCCTTACCAGTGAAGAACTTCGCAAGCTGCTCGACACCAATATCAATTTTTGCCATAATCCTGAATCAATCTTTTTACGTTAGACAATAGGTTAAATGTGCCAGAACTCTGGGTAGAGTGACTTGTTCATCGCCTTAACAGCAGGAGGAACAGGACCCATACGGTCAAGCCACATAACGCAGTCTGGATTCAACATACAGAAGTTGTTGTTGTTGCGAGGCTGATGATACTTGTCTCCGCCGGCATTGAAATAAGGAAAATCGTTGTCGCTCGGAGCGAAGCAGTTAGGGTTAGTCACCATCGGCAATACCGAAGCACCTGCGCTAGCAGCCTCAACCAGCACGTCACCGACCTTCAATGCGCCGAGAGCAGCAGATAGTGTAAGTTTCCAAACATCACCTGCTGTGGCATCGGTTGTCGCCTCAACAGCAGAAACAGTCACACCCTTTGCCTTAGTCTTGAAGTCCTTCTGGCCGATCATGATGTTGTCGCCTGGGAATGGAATGTGAACGAATCCGTTGCGAACGATGTAGATTTCTGTATCGGTCTCAGCGGTTGTAGCCTTTGCTACACCGTAAGCCTTCAGAATCTTGAATGTTGCGCCAGGACCGTCGTTGCCAGCTGTAAAACCAAGGTCGTGCTCAATCAAGTCACCGGCATAAATCTTAGCCGGCCCCTTGAACTGATTGACGAGCTTACCACCAATAGGTGGGTGAACGAAGGCATTCTTGATGAGCGCCTCAAGACCGGCAAACACATATCGGGTTCCGCCGACCTTACCTTCTGTCTGAATGATGGTCGCACCGTGGTTCAGCATACCACGAGTACCCATCTGTTCCATGTAGGAAATAGAAGTGTTGTCCATAATCTTTTTACCTTTTTTAAATTGTTATCCTGAAATTACTTCTTGTCTTCACCGCCGCCATATCTCTTCTTGCGACGCTCGGCAACCTCATCCATGAACTTGTCGTCGTCAGTAGAGCTTCCGCCACCAGATGATCGCTGTCCCTTTGCAGGAATACCGTTTTCACCGGTAGCCTCCTTGTACTCTGCGGTGTAGATCTTCTCAGCCTTAGAAACCAGGTCGTCGATGTCGGCATCTTCGTCCGGAATCTCCAGCTTTGCGATTGCAGCATTGAGGAAGTAGTTCTTCATTTCAAGGTTTGCCTTGTCGAACTTATCCTTCAAACCTGCCTTTACAGACTCGATGGTTGCCTTCCTTGCAGCCTTCTTGTCTCGTTCTGCGTTAGCTTCCTTGAGAGCTTTGATTTCTTTGAGAAGCTCGTTGTACTTGTCGTCAGGATCGTCACCATTTTTAGCCTCCTTGCGCTTACGCTCCTCTTCCTCTTCCTTCTTCTTGCGTTCAGCTTCCTCCTTGCTCTTCTTTACCTCGTCAGAGATATTCTTGTGCAAGTTGCCGTTGATACGCTTCAGACGGTTTGCTAACTTGGTAACCAACTTGGAATTTGCTTCCTCGTCATCACCGAAATCTTCCAAAACATCATCAAGTTCCTCATCGATGGTCTTTTGGCTAAGTTCTTTGAACTTGGTGGTATCAACCTCCTTGTTCACTAATGCTAAGAGTTCCTCTCTTGTCATGTTGTTTTTTGATTAAAAATGTTATCCCGAAAGTGGTCCCTCCACCTCGAAAACGTATAAATATACCTTTTATTTTGCAAATATATGAATAAATATGCAATTATCAAAGAAAAATTGTATATTTTTGCAGTATTAAATGTATATTTATGCAGAAAGATGTATTTTCAGGATTAAAATTGGATAACGGAGAGCCTATTTATACTCAAGAGTATATCCAATCATTAAGAGACGCCGATAAGAAACATCCCGACAAGCTGAAGATTGTAGCTCAGCGTGGCGGTCAGGAACGCATGCTGTCTATAGACGCTGATATTAAGATAGTTGGCGGTTCGCGAGGCGGCTCAAAATCGTTCTCTTCCCTAATGGAAGTTCTGAAGGATATTAAAAATCCAGATTTCCATGCAACAATTCTTCGTAACGAAAAAGACGACTTACAGTCCTTAGTGACAGACTCTTATAAATTGTTCTCCCAATTTGGAACTTACAATAAGTCACAAAATGATATGACCTGGAACTTCGATAACGGAGGATGGCTCAAATTCTCGTACTATGCTGGAGCCTATCAGGACTTCAAGACACGATTCCAGGGTCGCCAGTATGCCTATGTCTGCATCGATGAGGGTACTCAGTGTCCATACAAGAAGTTCAAGTACCTCTTGACTAACAACCGAAACGCAGCTCACATACGAAACCGATTCTGGATTACCTGTAACCCTGACCCGGAATCATGGGTGCGAAAGTTCATCGACTGGTGGGTTGACGAGAATGGATACATTATACCGGAGCGAGATGGAGTTATCCGCTACTGCTTCATGGATGGAGATACACCGGACTCTATCTACTGGGGTAACACAAGAGAAGAGGTATACGAACAGTGCAAGGGCATTATCGATAGCCTTTGGAAGGATAGCTATGAGGAACTTGGTTATACAAAGCTCGAAATGTTCATCAAGTCGGCAACATTCGTTCGCGCTGACGTATCAGAGAACATTAAGCTTATCTCTACCGATGCCTCATATCTCGCCAACCTTGCCCAACAGGATGAGGAACAGCGTATGCGAGACCTGGAAGCTAACTGGAACTGGAAAGCTGCCGGAGATGACATGATCAAGATGGAAGACCTTGATGAAATCTACGACAATGCGGAACAAATCGGAGACGGAAAACGTAGAGCCTCTGCCGATATCGCATTCACCGGAGGCGATAACTTCGTGATGTGGCTTTGGGAAGGATGGCACTGCAAAGACTTGGTTGTTCTGAGGCTGGACCCTAAGACGCTCGTTTCTGTAGTTGAGGCTAAGCTGAGAGAGTGGGGCGTTGAGGAATGCAACTTCACTTACGATATGCAGGGCATAGGTCAGTACTTCAAGGGATTCTTCAAGGATGCCGTCCCATTTAACAACCAGGCAGCACCTATCGCTAGGAATCATCAGGAAGAAGAAGGAATCAAATACCTCTATAAGGATTTGAAGTCTCAGTGCGCATGGTTATTCTATAAGATGATAAAAGAGAAGCAGATTTCCATCGACTCGGCTCTGCTTGAAAGAAAGTATTCAGGAAACGGATTTGACAAGGTTCCTCTCAGACAGATTCTTCAGAAGGAGCGTAAGATGCTCAGACGTGACGAGAATAGTGATGATAGGGGATTCAAGCTATTACCTAAGAAGATTGCCAAGAAATATGTCGGGCACTCGCCTGACTTCTTTGAATCTTGGTTCTACGTAATGATATTCAGTTTAACAAAAAAGAAAAATAAAAAGGTAAAAGGATTATGGATGCTATCAAGGTAACAAATTTCAGAAAGATTCTGGTAAAGAAGCCTTTCTTTGAACTCACGCCAAAGGGGTACATGACCCACGATGGCTATTGCAGGAACGAGGTGTCCGATAATGAAGACCCTCAGATGCCGCAAGATACATTGTACAGAGTGATTAAGACTCAGAAGGACTTCCTTCGTGAGTTCTATCCTACGTCCCACAAAATCTTCGACAAGGATCTCTACCCTGACATCTGGAGAAAGAACCCGGAAGACGGGAAATGGTATGTCCAGGAGATTCAAAGAACGGCATTTGCTTTCCAGCAAGTTATTCATACGAAGCACGTTCTCCACATGACAGGTAACGATATTCAGTTTGAGCTTGCCGGTGATCCTGAGATGAAGAAACAGGAAGAGTATATTAATCTTCTTGCCAAGTTTAAGAAGGGATGGTATATGCACGATATGGAGATTCGCCACTATGAGGCTGTAAGTTCGTACATGAAGGTTGCTGAGGCTGCTGTAGTCGGATTCTTCGATAAAAACAAGAAATTCGGTACTCGCACATTGGCTTTCGATAGAGGAGACACATTGTATCCTCAGTTCGACCCTCTTACTGGTGAACTCGTTGTGTTTGCTCGCAAGTATTACGACTTCGATGAGGAAGGCAATGAAAAGATTGAATGGGTAGAGGTGTGGGATGACAAGACATTCTACCGCTTCAAGAAGCAAGTTAACGAAGGCAAGGTCAAGGAGACTATCAAGAGAATTGCCAAGATATTCGGAATCGACGACTACACTTGCGTTGAAGAGAAAGCTCACGGCTTCCCATTTATCCCTGTTGCATACGTAAGAAACGATGACGGTCCATGCTGGTCTGTTGTACAGAAGAACATCGAGGACTACGAGGAAGCTTTCTCTTATCTCTGCGAGAACAACAAGGCTTACGCCTTCCCTATAATGAAGCTGAAGGGCGATGGTGACGACATTACCGTTGTTGGAGATACAGACGGATCGGCTAAGATGATTCAGATTACCGATACGAATGGTGATGCTGACTTCATTAACGGAACAGACGCTTCCGATGCATTTGCGACACAGCTCAACAAGTCGTATGACCTCATCTATGAGCTTTCGTTCACAGTAAAGCCACCGGAGCTGAAGTCGGGTGACCTTCCGGGCGTTGCCATCAAGCTGCTCTATTCTCCTGCTATCGAGGTTGCTGAGAACGATGCCAAGAAGATGCATCCGTTCCTGGATCAACTTGTTCGTATCTCAAAGTATGGTATCGGAGTTGAAGAAAACTGCATGGCCACTATGACCGGTCTTCCTATTCACGCTTGGGTGGAAATCTATGTGCATCAGAATAAATCTGAAATAATAACAAACTTAGCGACAGCTGTTCAGAACAACTTCCTCTCAAAGCAGACTGCATCTGAGCGTTGCCCAGACTTCCCAGTTAACGATGAATATGACCGTATCATGCGCGAGAAGAAGGAAGAAGATCAGCAGGACCTCCTCATGGATATGCAGCGTGCGGATAACGAAACAGAGAATGCCATCGAGGAGCAGAAGGCAACGGCGAAGATTCAGAATGGAGGCAGCGGAAACGTACGTACTGGTCGTGGCGCTGGCAGACCGAACAAAAGCGGGACAGACTGGGATGAGAACGGCAACTGGCCGGGCCGTAACAACTGGAAGACCGTAAAGAAGTAAGCCTATGGATGAGTTAAAACGTTCTGTCGATTACAGCAGAAAGCGCTTGCAGGCAATCCGAAACTGCGAGGACCATGTTGCTGATATCCTCTGGAAAACGACGCAGAAGGTAATTACCGCAAGTAAGCGATACAGAGGCGCGGGCAGGCTCACAAACGAGTCAGCCCTACTCTCTTACGCCAAGAATGTTACTGCTGAAGCAGAGGAGAGTATCAACAGCTATATCTCTGCTTATTCTAAGGTTTCATGCAAGATTCTCGGGATTGACAACGAGAACATCGAATCGTTTCTCGTCAGCGACATCTACGGAAAGACGACATCTGAAAGAAACGCTGTCTATCTCGGAAACTTTGCTGAAGATATTGTAAGGATGATCAAGGCAGGAACCTTGATGGGATATTCAGACCAGCAGCTCCTATCCTCCATCCGAACCGGCTACAAGGACCCATATCACACATCAGTCATCACCAAGGCGAAGAGAAAGGACATTAACATCGATGTTCCTTCTTACGGAAAGGGATACTACAAGAACGCCTATCAGAATATCGTAAGAAACGCTTCTCAGGTGATTGCTTTGGCGTGGGGACAGGCAGAGCAAGAGTATGGGCAGGAGAGTGGAGCTATCGGATACTTCGTTCACAGAGGTTCATCATTTCCTTGCGAGGCTTGTGATAGCCTTGTTGGATATATCCATAAGATAGGAACAATGGTAATTCCCCAACACGTAAATTGTGTCTGCCGTGCCGAGTTTGTTTATAAAAAATAAGTAGTATGATAAATTCTGAATTAAATTTTACTTTAGAAGAGATTCTTCCGAAGTTCCCTAAAGAATTTCAGGAGAAGATAAAGCACTCTGTAGAGCTGCTAAGAAAGGCTGAAAAGCTTGCTCTTGCATACTCGCCGAACGAAGGCTTTTATCTATCGTTCAGTTCAGGCAAGGATAGTCAGTGTCTTTATCACATTGCCAAGATTGCAGGCGTGAAGTTCAAGGCTCACATGGGGCTTACGTCCGTCGATCCACCAGAAGTAATCAAGTTCTGCCGCAAGCACTATCCGGACGTAGATATGATAAAGCCGAAAATCAGCATCTATAACCAGGCCCGTAAGGAAGGCATGCTTCCGACAAGACTGATACGATGGTGCTGTCGAGTCTACAAAGAAGGTATCGGCGCAGGCAATGTTGTCCTCATCGGAATCCGTCACGCAGAAAGCAGACAGCGTTCGGGTAGGAGTGAGGTTGAGATTACCAACCATAAGTACAGCGGCTCTCTTGAAGGTCTTGACGAGTTCCGTGATAAGAGGAACAGTCAGAATCGTGGCAGGCCGACCAAGGGTGGCATCCACGAGATTAACATCACCAATGCCAGTGACGAGCGTACCATCGGCTGCATCCGAGGCTACGAATCGCTCCTCATCTCTCCAATCATAGAGTGGACTGATGATGAGGTATGGCTATTCTTGAATACACTCGGTATTAAGCATTGCAAGCTGTACGACGAGGGCTACTATAGGATTGGCTGCCTGTGCTGCCCTATGCACAACTATAAGCAGAAACTCGCCGACTGCAAACGCTATCCGCATATCTATAATAGTTGGATTAAGGCCATCAAGGATATCCAGGCTAGCGGAAGGATGATAGACGAAGGATTGTCGCCGGAAGAGGTGTTCGACTATTGGATATACGGCAAGTCTATCAATGTATGGTTAGAACACCGCAGGCAGCAAATGTTGAACTTTTAAATATCAAGATTATGATTGAAGAAACAAAAGGATACACATTATCCGTCGATACATACAAGAAGGCGAAGGCTCTCAAGATGAAAGACCCTCGCTATTACATCTATGCAAGCCTCCGTGGCTCAGGTATGCCAATGAGGGATTGTTGGGCCATCGCCTTTCAGGGCGAGGGACTCAACTGGGAGAAATCCTTCCTCGAAAACGAGATGAACTTGCTCGAAGCCCAAGAGTCTGTCCAGAAGAGAATCGCAGAGGTACATGGCAAGAAGATTGAAAACGAGCATAGCGAAGATTTAACCCCGGAACAGCTCGCAAAGGCTACATCAAAGGAACAGATTCTCAAAGACCTCGTTATCGCCCGCTCAAAAATTAAGAATACATCTTCCAAAGAATGGGCTGACTACACAAAGATGATTGGAGACTTTGCCAAAATTAAGCAGGATGAGCTTCAGACGGAAGATACGACTTGCCATTTTTACCTCCCAATAAATTATCCAACCGGAAAGAATGACTGCTTGTTGTTCAAAAATGGACTCTGTAAGGGTGGAAAATAGTTAAATTCGTGTTAAAGTAATTTTGTTTTACTAGAATTTCTGCAAAACCAAGTACCTTTGCAGACAGATTAATGTTCACAGGTTCTTTCTGCTGAGCATAATTCTAAAATTGGTTAACAAAGAGGGGCAGCGTCTTCACAGATGCTGCCCCTCAACTTTTATATATATAAAGTAGAAGAAAACTTTGAAGTCAATTAAGTATACTTCTCTCCGGTAACCAACTCAAGTATACCCTTAAGCCTATCATTAAGAAGGTCGTCGTTGAATACAGGAAGAACACCGTATGGAGGCAGTTTCTTCGTCTCTGCGGCCTCCAAAATGAACTGGAGTGCCTGTACCAGGGAAGTATGGTCTTGAACGACCTCAAGCAATTTATCACTCATCCTTGCCTCCTTCCTTCTTAATCTGTTCTGCCATCTCAAGAATAGTCTCGGCATGCTTATCGCGGTCGATGACTTCCTGAACAGCCTCATCGCTCTCCTTGCGAAGCTGCTCTTCTGTCTTACCCTCATCGGCAGCAGCGTTTCTTCTCGCAGCCTCACGGGCAAGGTATTCGTCACGGAGCTTCAGCTTACCTGCCGTGTATTCTGCATCGCCAGGCAACGATGTATCCGCATACATAAGCTGGGCAAATGCCTCGATGATGTTTCCATCATCCTTGGAGAACTCATAATGGTCTCCTACAGCAACAGGAACACATTCATCGAGTGCAGCATACATTGATGTACCGATAGAGTATTCAACACCCCATGTGCCGGCAAAGTTCGCGATCTTGATGAAAGGCAGCGAGCCTCTCTGTAAATGCTTCTTGATCTCAGCAGGGATATCCTCTCTGAGTGAAGCAACTTCTTTCTTAGACAAGCTCTTACTGAACTTCAGCACGGTGAAGTGTCTTGTCTTGATAGTCTTTCCAAATGGTAATGCCATGATAACAATATTTTAAAGTTCAACTTTTATTTCCTTATACTCGAAATCTGTGCAAGAAGGATTCTCCTCAGAAGTAAACCTAATCTCATTAGGGTGGTTACAAGCTCCATTCTTGAAGAAGAAGCAATCCTTGCAAGTGTAATCAGTCTGTTCCATGTTCCTTACGTTTTTGATATTCCATCAATGTCAAGATACAATAGTTAGCGCAGTCAAGAAGAGCATCTTCCAATGGTTCATTAGCAACTTGCGCCTCATTGTCCTTCAGCGTCTTGATGCGATTTACCTTCTCTCGTATCTTTCCGTAGCCGTAGTTGATACCAAGCTCATCATACATTTCGGAAAAAGCATTCCCATAATCGTGATTCTTGCGCTTGTAGGTATCGCTCATCTTGTCGGTGATATCCTTGAAGCGGTCAGCATCGGTTCTTTCGTTTTGTTTCCCCTTAAGCGGCAACTTGCTCCAATCAAGATTATCGCCGATGATACAATCCTTCCATTCATCCATCAGCTTTTCTGCATATTCGGGATATAAACCATTCTTCTGCAAAATATCTAAATCTACGCGTACATTAGTAATGTCGCGAACGCCACAATAAACACAGTCATTTTTAACAGACTTTACACAAAAAACATCTGTAGGTTCAATCAGTGACATGCAGCATCCTTTCCTTGTATTGACATAATAGAAAAATCCTCCTCTGGTGCGTTCTATACTCTCGCACGGAAGTAAAAACTCCAACCCAACCTTAATATCTTCAATCTTAATCATAATCTTTATTTTTAATTATATCTATAATATCACGCTCTTTGAGACAGAGAAACTGATAGGAACTGAACCTCTTTCCACCTTTAACGACACAAAAGCTGCGCCAATTAGCTTTAAAGTCTATTGCTAGAGTTATTCCTGAATCAACGTAGTTGTTGTCTAGAACTTTGAACGTCACCCAAACATAACCGCGCTTAGAGTCGATTTTGTCGACAATTCCGCAAACCAGATTATCATATTGAAAGACTCTGTTTTTGAAAATTTTCTTTTCTTGCTCTTCGAGTTCTTCGATAAAATATGACGCAGGTGCAATAAACACAGTTCCTATGTTAGTATCTTCATAATTCATAAGCTATTTATTTTTTGTTATTCATCATCATACGAAAAGCTCTGTCGTCCATAAGAACTTGTTGGTTATGAAAAAGGACAATACAGAAATTGCCATGTTCTTTTGTGTGAACCGTACGCAATCCACAATCCTTAATAAAACCATCCTCACCAATGCAAGAATCTAACAACTCGCGAATTGCGCTATTGTAGCTTGGTTGAACTATAATAACGCCACCCGTTTCTCGAAGTTCTTCAAGCTTCTTCCACTGAGCTTCGATATTTCCATCTCCGTAGAATAAATCATATCCATAAGGCTCTGTGATTTCTCTATCAATGCCCATTCCAAAAGGAATCTCAATTACTATAATCGGTTTCATAAGCTATTTCTCCTTATCTTTAATTTCAACAAAATCACCAATACCCAAACGAGCATTGTTGATGCAAGACGCAATCCAACCTATCAGATAGGCAGAAGGTTCGCCGCCGTGTTCCAAATCAGTATATTCCTCGATGGCATCGCAGACGTGAGAGGCTTCATGGCAGCAATAGTTCATCGACATAACCTTCTGACACGGAAACGATACAAGAACGCCGCGCCTTCTGTCGCTCTTTCTGACAGCATCGGAATACGTAACGCCGCCGTAATCAATATCGGGAGCCTTGCACTTGTCAAAACAGTAATCTATCAGCTCTTTCAAGTCTTTACCGATGTGTACCCAAAGTTTCAAAGGGTAGATTCCGTTTTCGTATTCGTAATATCCTTTCTTCTTCATATTCTCAACTATTTTTGTTTTGATACAATCTCGATGGCAGACAATAATGTCTTCTCGCTGATACCTTTTCCACTACCAACACCATCTTTCTCTATTCTTTCAAGAGATTTCTCAATAGAGCAAAAATCATCCTGAGAATTACTCATAAAGCCATCAAGTTCTTCACTTACACTACTGATACAATCGTTGGTTTTTTTAACAATAGCTTCAAGACGACCGAAACACTTGTCGATATAATCCTTCAACCTTTCTTCATGCTCTATGATAGTTGCAGAGTTTGAGATTTTCCCATGCACCCAGTAATTATCTACGCATGCGTAATAATCACCTTTTTCATCGCTGTGTTTTTTGCCTGATACGACTCTTAACTCAACGAAATTTTCTCCATCCATTACCGCATACACTCCTTCTCCAAATGGATATAGTTCGGCTTTTTCTGCATCCTCCCTACTTTCTCTTTCTTTGTATGCGACCTTTCCTAAAACGCTAACTCTAATTTCCATATCTCAACTATTTATTATGTAACCTACCAATATGCCACTTTGAGCAAACCTTGCATAAGTAAGGATGCCAACCAAGTGCCTTCAACCTCGGAATCTGATTCAGAAACTCCCAAGCGTCATCCTCAGTCTCATAAGCGACCTTCGCCTTCCATGAATGAACCTTCCTGGTCCAATGCTCAGGATCCGGCTTGAACGGCGGAACCTTGTTCGGATTGTGATGTCTTCTCATAGGCACTTGAATGAAACACTGTTCAACGTTCTGTTCACAGCAATCTCCCTCTCGTTACACATGGTCCTCATGCACTCCAGGGCATCATCGCGGACAGCAATCATAATCTCCTGCATCGAAGCGGTGGCCGGAACAATATTCCCATCAGCCTTCTTCTTCGTGATACGGGATATAATCTCCTTGATATATTCCTTGTCTATCATAGAAATCTGTTTTATAACCGTTAATCATCAGGCTGAATGAAGCTCTCCGGCTGCTTGACGTCCTCCTCACCACGCAATTTATTCTTCACGTCGTTGATGAGAAGCTCCTGCTTCAGGTCAATCATCTGCGCGCCGTAAACCTGATAGGTCATTCCGCCCTGTGACCTCTTCTTGAAGAAGCCGTACTTGTCGCTCATATCACGCCCGAACTTCTGAATCGTAGGGATATCCTTCTCCTCGACATCGTTGGCTTTGCAGAACTCGACGAACCTCTCGTACATCTCCTTGGCAAGCATGCATTCCGAAATCTCGCCCCTCGCCTCTTGGCTGCACCTCATATCATACGCCCTTATCCAGGCATAGATAGGATTGCTTCCGAGAAGGGAGATAAGCAGCTGTCTCCTGCTGCCCTCCGCTGCCGGGAACCTGTACTTCCTGCTCCTCAGCTCCATCGCGCCACGGAATATCCAGTTGAACACTCCGCTCAGCTCTTCACGGATGATCTTGCTCGCAAGCTCCGGGTCCTGCCTCTCCTTAGGAATGGTAACATCGAAGCTCACGTACTGCAAGCGTCTGATGAATCCGAGCGACGCATCATCAGGGAACGGAAGCTCATTGAGGTTGAAGATGAGATAGGGGATTGAGTTCCCCTCAAGGATATCCCTTCCAAGCTTCCTCATAGGGACGGGCTCACCGCTCACGAGTCTCTTAAACATACCGGTGTTCTTCCTTCCGAACTTCTTCGGGTCAGAATCGGAAGACCAGTTGAAGATGGCGTTCCTGATAGGATACCTTCCCCTCATTCCCTCGTCGCCGTCAGCAGTGAGGTCGGCGTAGTCCATCTTGCTTATCCTGTCCTTGCCGAATATGTTGCAGGCAACGTCGAAGATGACACTCTTTCCGTTGGCTCCCGTACCTATAAGGAGAAGACAGAGCTCAATCTTCGATGATTCCTTCCCCTCGTACGGATTGTATGCAGTACCTCTCTGTATGAGACCGAGACCGAGGAACATCTGGAGGATCATCCTCGACGTCCTGTCTGGGAGGACCTCCTTGATGAAGTTCATCCACCTGTCGCACTTCGCCTTCGGATTGTAGTCGTATGGGTGGTAGTATGTGACATGGTACTCGGGAGAGAACGGCATCACGTTCGGATACTTCAGACCGCTGCCGAAGTCAACAACTCCGTTTGCGAATGCAACGATGTCGAAGGTAGGTCTCAGTATGTTGTAGCACTCTATCACCTCCATGAATGACTTGTTCATCACCGTACTGATGCCGAGCATCGGAGCCATGGCCAGGTCGAGGAGCAGAAGCTGGTAAGCCTGTTCCAAAACTATCTTCGGAACAGCTTCGTATATCTTGCCGTTGAACATGTAGTAAGCACCGTTGTAGTACTTCACCGGAGCCTTCTTCGCCAGACGTCTCATTGACCTGATGAAAGTAGACTTCAGCTTGTTGTACTTATCAGAGTTTGCCTTACCCCAGTCCTGGCAACGGAGCGCTTCGAAGCCGTACTCGTCATGCCTCAAAAGGTCTAGCAACTGAGCGTGCAATGTGTCTATAGCAATACCATTTTCCATTTATGTACAATAATAATATTAATTTTCCGTTATTGTGTAGGATAAACCCCGATAAACAGGGGCTTTCTGAAGGATAACACGTGTCAGGTCGTCCTTACAACATGTCGTCTATAAAATATCGACAATACAAAGATACGGATAATATCCTGAATATCCAGTAAAACCCTAGTAAATAAAGGGTATAAATATACATTTTAGGTATACATTAAATGAAGGATAGGTATACATTTATGGTTTGGTCTGCAAAGTAAGAGTTTATGCTATCAAATGTTAATTAATAATGGATGAATGAATATGCATAATTATCCTTTATGACAGAAAGTAATTAAACTTTACAAAAAGGCTGAAAAATCGGAAGAAAAAATTTTTAAATGAGGTGACTACCGCGCTGATTTAGTGCTATTTAGGGGGTGTGGGGGTGTTTCTTCTGAAATTATTACACTTTGTGTCGGTTTATATAGTGTAAACCATCGTGAAACAATATTTTTGTAATTATTTCATATTGTCGGTTTATATTTATAAAAAATTTATGTAACCCCTTAATAATCAATACTTTATAACTTTGTTTATATTCATTTTCTTGCGTAAATATACATTATTGCTATTTCGTGAAACACAAAAACTTATTACAAATTACTTGACCAAAATATATTTACCATATTTATACATGCATAAATATTCGTGTTTAACTTATTAAATACATTTTAACGAAATTAGTAAAAGATTATTACATGAGTAGTTAAAAACCTTAACATAAACTGCCACTTTGGCGGGTGTAACTACCTGTAAATCAATTAGTTAGCGATTTGTAAAGATTAATGTTTCTTAAGTTAAATATTTAACAATTACTGCCACTATAGCTTTATAAATGCTTGATTATTAGATAGTTACAAGTCTGCCACGTTGACGAAAACGTTAAATTATTTAAACCTTAACAACTACTGACAAATGCTGTAATTATTACAAATAGCTAACTATCTATAAATCAAGTACTTACAAAAGGTTAAATGCATAAACACTCAATTTTTTACTGGTTGTTTGGTATGCGGTTTGCAATTGTATAGGTAACTAACATAAGTTAGTAAACATACAAACAATAAATAGTTATGATAAAAAAGTCTTTTATTCAGTCTATTGCAGACAAAAACGCAAAAGTAAATGCGTTGTGCGAGTATTTGGGTACACTTCGTACCGAATGCATACGTAATTACCAAACAGAAGAGTGCGCAAATAGTTATTCAGAAATGCATGAAATTTACATGCAAGTTTCTGAATTAAGCGCAAAACTTGATACACTCATAAAGGAAAACGTATTGAGTGACGAAACAACTAAAAACCAAAATTACGAAAGTATACGCAATTTGGTTATTTCAGTTGACAACAACGGAAAGCACAAAGGTGCATTTGTTTCATATTTTGAAACACAACCTAAAAAGTTGCTTCCTTTCGTTTATTCTGTAAGCGAGTGCAGCGGTTATGTAACTAAGTTATACAATGAATATCTTAGTACACTTGAAAGCGTTCGCAAAGAACGTGGTAGACGTGAACGTTTGGCAGATAAAAAAGCCCGTTTACTTGCAGAGCTTGCAGCACTCGAAGAAAGCGAGAAAGAAAGCGAGAAAGAAAGCGAGTAATACAAAACAAGAAAGCTAGTAAAAGCTAGCTTTCTATTTTCCCCACTGACTATCTAGTGGTAGCCAGTGGGATATTTCCACCGTGCGAATTACGTGCGGTGCGGGTCGTCGTACCCTTATTTTCCTATCACGTTTAGGCGTACATTTGCAGGTCGGTGCTGCATAAGGGAACAAAACAGAGATTTTGGTAATTATTCTAGAGAGAGAATTTATTCTCCCTCAGGGGATTTATTATCAAAATTTCAGAGAGCTATCCGGCAAACGAATCTGTAGTGATACAGAAAGGCGGGCGAGAAATCCCGTCGTGGGTAGCGAGAGAGCACAGAGCCACCACGATACCGAATGGGATGAGGCACGTGGAAAGAGTAAGAGCCGTAGCTGTGCAGTTGTCTAGCGAGATAACGGACGGATAAATCATAATTCATATTCTATCCCGTTGGCTGCGGGGTTAAGGGATACGAGATATCCTGAAAAGCTGCGTGTTGGATGGCACGTGGAGTGGTTTCCGTTGCATGGATTTTCCTGCACATCATATTCGCTCATAGTTTTTAAAGTGTGGGCTAGCGAATATAAAACGCACTTTCTGAAATCGGTTGCTTGTCATCCGTGCGAGATTTATCTCCTCAGAAATAAACAAGCTGCTGGCAGAAGCATAAAATCTGTAGGGTGTGAGCCACGTGGTTAAGACAATAATGATAAAACGTGGTGCAAAGATGCACATCCTGGCTAACGGGGCGGGGAGAAATCTCCGCTCTACAATTATGAACCATTTAAATATTAGAATTATGAAAGAACAGATTTTGAAGAAGATAGGAAAGACGCTTGTACGTATTAATGTAACAGACCAGAGTGCAGAGGATGCCTACGATGAACTCGTTAACAGCAGCCCTCGCCTGTTTGGCATGCTTTCCAGTATCTACAGACTGAATGATGAAGAAGAAAGATTCGCTTGGTCTGCCGGCATCGCCTAAAATCTCCCTACGCTTGTAGGGAACAATAACCAAAAATATTAGAATTATGAGTACGCTGAGAATTAAATGCCTCGATATGTGCGAGGTTGAGAGTATCATTGCAGATGCTCAGGAGATTTTGAGTCATGTAGAATTCGGGTCGCTAGAGAATGGTGTGCTTACATTATTCTGCGTGGCGTGAGCCTAAAAATCTGTAGCCAGTACGATAATTGTCGTGTGTGGCTACGGAACAATTACAAAAAAAATATAGATATGAAAGTGAGACAAATCATTTATTCAAGTACGATAATTGTGCTTGGATTTATTCAGAGTGCGCCGGCATTCATTTGCTTGGCAAGTACGATAATTCTCCTGAATGTGCTTGGAATTCTTTACGGAATTCTGCTTGTGTATATTTGGAGCAGTACGGAAAAGGGTAAGTGGTATTTCCGTGAGCTGTGGCGATCCACACTCCGCTTGGAGAATTTCATCCTGCCTGGAGTGTGAGAAATTTGGCAAGTACGAAAATTGTGCTTGGAAACATTTGGCTAAATTCTGCTTGGAGAAATCTAGGCAGTACGATAATATAACCAATTAAATTACAGAATTATGAAGAAGAATATTTTCGTGGCATTGTTTGCCGTAGTGTGTGTTGCATTAGTAATGGTTTCTGTTACTCTCGTGAATTGTCACAGAGCAAACGTGATGCTGAGAAAAACTGTGCTAGCTCAGGCTAACGAGATTTCAGAGCTGAACGGCTATCACACATCAGAGGACACTAAGATGTTCGTAGGTCTTAAGAAGTAATTAATCTAGCGTGGTGATGGCGCCACATACTCAATATGGGACGAAAATACACATACCCCTCTTTGTTAACCAAATTTTTGAATTATGCCAAAACTGAGAGGAGTTTCCGCTCCTCTCTTCTATTAACCAAATTATTAGAGAAATATGGATAGAATATTAAAGCAAGATTTGAGCAAGAATGAGGTTATAGACCTCTTGCGTGGAATGGACGCACAGGAAGTTGAGAGAAATTTCTCTGTACGTCGTGTCCTGATCAATACACAGGCGTGTGACGTATTCGGTGGAGAACCTGAGGACTCTTATCCTCTCATCCCCGGTACGTACATGGCATTGTATTACAATAGTATTGCCGGAGACCCGTATCCGTTCTTTGAGAGAATATGTGAAAACATAATAAATGACGAGAACAAGAGCCAGACTCTACTGAATGGCGATGGCATTATTCTGATTTTCCTGCTCAACAAGTACGAGTAGCCAAAAATGTGCTCAGGCATTTTCCTGGGCATACTATGTAGGACCATTAAACAAATTGAATTATGCAAGACAGAAAATCACAGAAGAATTTTGAGCGTGCGCTTATGCATGAGATGGAGAAGATCAAGATAGCAGCGCGCCAGTGGCACAACAACAATACTAAGGGCTATAGGGATTTCCGTAGCAAGAAAACTATCTCCAAGAGTTTCTCTGAGATTGCGGTATTGTGCATGAGCTAAATGTGCGTGGCGATTGTCACGCATACTATTTACCAATATTTTAGAATTATGATAGATGAAGAATACAAGGAGAATGTAGAGTACATACTCTCTACGATTTTGCCTAAGTTGCAGGAAATCCAAAAAAAAGTATTGAAAAATCAATCAAGACTGAGCCTTGATGTTAGCGTTAGCAATAAAAACGGCGAAGGGTATATAAGTTGTTTTGCCTGTGTCATGAATGACATGGGAGAAATAACGGATACTTGTTTTCCACGTTTCATCTGCGTATGCAGCAAAGAGGAGATTGACGAGCGGCTTAACGAGCTTAAAGAGTTCATCAAGAAGTACATAGCCTGAAAATTGAGGGAGTTTTATCTCCCTCTCCTATAAACCAAAATGTAGAAATTATGAGCAAATGGGTACAATTTTATCATAAGATTAACAAGTTTGACCTTGTGAACATGAGATTTACAGATGATTTCAGTATTGTGGAGATGGTGGGCATGGATTCTGTCATGCCTATTGACGGTAGGCTTAATCTGTCATCCATACGTGCTGAGATACAGAAGAAAATCGAGAGCATGAAGAAAATCGAGAGTTTCGACCCTTGTGCGTTCTCCATCCTCACCGGTCCTACGATTCTGTGTGCTTCAGAAAGTCCGGTGTACAATCTCTAGCCAGAACTGGGCAGTACGATAATGTGCTGCCTGCTATTAACCAAAACAGAATATATTATGACAGCAGAAGAAAAGACTCAGCTAGAGAAGCTTGCAGAAAAGTATTTGAAAGAAGATGCGTACAAGCCACGAGGATGGGGAGAGAGAGCCGCAAGGAAGTTTCTCAGCGCATTAAATGGCGAGTGGCTTCTTACGTACAGCTTTAGACCAGATCCGGCGTAGTTATTTGCTACGCCTCCTATTATTAACCAATCAAATTTTGAATTATGACAGACGGAGACAGAAAGTTCCTTGCAAGACTCGTAGCGAGTCATAAGGCAGTTATCAGCGAGGAGTGCAGACGCAAGAACCTCGACAAGAGCGAGTATTTCAGACGCGTAGCGCGTGCAGACAAGAAAGCTCAGGAGATTGAGCAATCGTGCATGCGACCTCGCAAGTTCTAGCCAAACATTCTGTGCAGTCTATCTGCACAGAAACCATGTTAAACCATAAAAATGTAGAATTATGAAGAAAATTGTTAATACATTTACGAAGATTTTCGTAAGAGACGGAAAGCGTCACAGAATTGTCGCTGTTGCTTCTTTAGGTGATGAGTGCAGAAATAACATCTGCACTTTCTCTATTACAGGTCAGATAGATATTTTCTGTTTTGGTTCATGGCACTGCAAAACCTGCGGTTGCATTACAGACGAGATATGCAAATTCTTTCCAGAATTGAAACCATTTGTAAATCTTCACATGTGCAACTACAAGGGACAGCCATTCTATACTGTGGATAATGGTATTTACTATGTATCCCAAAGTAAGGAGATTGCTATGCGTAATCTCAGAATTACCGAGGATGAGTACTGTGCCCTGCTCCCTGCTGCCGAGCTGAACGACAAGGACTATTTTGTCTATAAGCTGTTCAAACTTGGCATCGTTAAAAGATGGAAGTCCGAAGCAGACAAATTCATTGAGTTTCTTCTTCGCCAAGGAGGTGAATGGGAGAATCCATACACTATCAGCGACGAAAGACCGACAATTAAGCTGACCGGAGGCATAAGAGTTCTTGTAGAATCCAGGCTCAAGAAAGGATACTACACGAAGGAAAATATTGATAAGATATTGCAGCAAAGAAGAGCTGACGAAATCAGCAAGAAACGTCAGTCTATAATTGAAGAGTACTACAAGAAGACCGAAAAAGCTCGCAATGAGCGTGACGTGATGCTTTACATTCTTGACCACGGCCTTTCTATCGGTAACGTGATTTATTACGATTACAACAACACCGTGAAGTTCAACTGGCTCGATTACAAGGAGCAAATTACGAAAGAACAGTTCGAGAATTTTATTGGGAACTTAGATCCCAGCAAGTTGCCTGAGGGTATTAAATTCTCAATCGACATCAAGAAGTAGCCAACCAATCCTCACTCCAACGGGTGGGGATTTCTATTAACCAACAATTACAGAATTATGAGTGATTTAGAGAAAATCCTGAATGACGATTTACTGAAGTGTAAAATCGTTGAGTCAGTAGAGAATCCTGTTAGGCGTGTGGACCTCATCAAGTGGACGCACGACAATACATACTCTATTGCAGAGGTACGCAAGGATACCGGTAAGCTAGAGGTCACAGACTTGAAAGCTGCCAGTGGTCTTGAGGCATACAAGCATTTCTACAGAAATTATGGCGACATTGCCATATGTGGCTAAAACTCCCCACGATAATGTGGGGAACAATTATGAACCATTAAACAGATGAATTATGGAAAAGAATATTGTAGAAGTTGTTATGAATAACAAGGGTGAAGTTGCCGAGAAAGTAGCCGATTATATCGGTGTGGCAAGTTTTGCCGCGGTTATCGAGAGCCTCTATCGTGAGTGTCTTGAGAATTTCGATGACGCAGAAGACATGGAAGAATACATTGCCGATTTGTACGGAAAGAATATCCAGTCTCTTGCATGGGAGTTTACCCATAAGGTAAACAGAGAGATGAAGAAATATCTCCATCTTAATGACCAGCGCATGGATGGTAATTTTGCCAATCTGTACAACGATTATCCTAGACACGTTACAGGTACGTTCTGGGCGACGGACTACGATGGCGACGATTACTACGATTTTTATCCTCAGATGGTAGCCAGACTTGATTCGGCAGAGGACAGCGAGCAGGCTGACGAGGACAGAGCGTACCTTGAAGAGTGGTACTTCAAGGCGTTCGGCACGTACAACATCAAGTACAATTTCTCGAACGAACTTGAAGAGATTCACTCTATGATGGAGGAAGATTATGAGGAAGCCTAACAATATCCCCTAGCATGGGGATATTCAATGTTAAACCATTTAAATGATATTAGATATGAGTTACGAATTTGCTAAGAAGGAGATTGGTGATTACAGAATCACCATTTACCAGGATGAGGATGCCGAATGCCCTTGCACAGAATGGGATTTGGTGGGAGTTTACTTCTGGGACTATTCCGATTACGGATACAACAGGGGGCTTTCTCGTGGTTGTAGCAGTGAAGTCGACGCTAAAAATGCGGAGGATGCATTGAAGGATCTAGTTTGTAACTACGTGTCACAAAAGAAGATTATTGATTATATCAATAGTGAAAACGTCGACAATTACCGTATGCGCTATGACAAGAGTGACCGCATGTGGTATCTTGAAAGTCTGTACGAGGGTGAGTGGTATAACCACGAAGAGTTCTGCCCGAGCGACTTGAAGAGATTCGACTATAGAGAGGAGCTTTGTGATATCCTCGAAGAGGACGATTTCACGTATCTTCTGCATGACTGCAAGGATATTGCATTCTACGAGTGGTCATCTACTGGCTACAGTCAGGGAGATTATGTCAGCGGATATGCCTACTGCGACAAGAAGCGTTTCTCCAAATATTGTGACACTAATACAAAAAACTGGAGAAAGCGAGCCTTGGACCTATTTGAGCATGAGGTTAAGTGCATAGGTCTTTGGATGTGGGGAGATGTCAAGGGGTTCGTCTTAGAGAAGAAAGTCCATTACAAGAAAGTCTTCACGGAAATAGGTCGTGAGCCGGAGGACGACTACGACTGGAAACAGATTGATTCCTGCTGGGGAGAGTACTATGAGGACTCTGACGAGCTGATCAAGGTCGCTCTCGAAGAGAATGGAATCAAACTAAAAGAAACAGCCTAACAAGGGGAGCTTGCATGCTCCTCTTCTATCAACCAAATTACAAAGAATTATGAAATTGAGACTTTATCACGACACAAGAAAGAAGTTCCGTTTCTGTGTTGACGCATGGACCATTTACGTTCCTTACCCGAAGTGGTTACGTAAAGAGCGTTATGACGCAAAAGGAATTTACCTAGGTTGTTCTCCTACGGAGTATGGGATGATCAGGTGTTGCTGGTGCGAGGACGAAATTACGATTACACGTAATCGACCTTATCTCGGCAAGCGCATTGACCCAAAGGCAACATCGAAGGCTTTCCAGAAGATTTTCTATAAATTGGAGAAACTTTGGAACGAGGCAATCACCAAGAATACGGATGAAGCGTGGAAAGCATGGAACGAAGCCTAAAATTGGTAGCCATTTGGCTACCTACCAATAACCAAATACAGAGAATTATGGAAAGAATTACATTTGTAGAGAAAGGCAGTAGAACAATCTACAGACTTGGCAGACGTATAGTATGCTACAGGGATGGTTACAGAGTTTATTTCGGTAAACCATCAGATGTCACACACGACACGTTCGATGCACTATCAGAGAATATAGCACATGAGTATTGCTTGAAAGTCTGTGAGCGTAAAAAGTGGGAGAAAGCAAAGTACAGCAATCCTGTGGCATACAACGCACACAGAGTATTGAACGCATTAGCCTAAAAACGGAGGGAGCAATCCCTCTGACATCATTAACCAAATTATTAAAGATTATGAAGAGATATTACGTATCAGTCACAGAACATTTGAACAAGGTAGTCAGCGTTGATGCTGAGAGTGAGAATGAAGCCGTACAGAAAGTGCAGGATGCCTATAATAATAGCGATATTATTCTTGATGCTGACAATTTCTCAGGTGAGGTTATCGAGATCGAACCAGATCAGGAGTACTGGAGAGAATCCGAAGAAGATGACAGCGTAGCACTCCAGCACATCGACTAAGCCAAACGGGGAGAGCAATCTCCCTACCAATAACCAAAAATATTAGAGATATGAAGAAAATCAAAGTAGGAACGATGGTATACTGCGACATACATTCCCAATCAAAGGAACACGTTGTCACTCACGTTTCAGAGGAAAGAGGATTCGCGGGAATTGATAATGAATACTGGTGGCCTATAGACCAGTGCTTCCCTTGCGATGAAGTAACATTGCCTAAAAAGCGCAGCTAAGAACTGCGCGCAATAACCAAAACATAAGAATTATGAATGAAGACAGAATCCTAGAGATGTTCTTCGAGAAAGCCAGATGGCAGTATGCTATCGAGAAAGGCTTATTCAAGGACATGAACAAAGCAGTAATGTATCAGCTTACAACACCTGAGGCTCGTCTGGCCATGTATCAGAGGATCAAGAGCGGAAATTACAAGATAATGCCGCCTCATACAGCCAAGATTCCGAAAGACAACGGAGATTTCCGTACGGTCTATGTGAATGAACCTGTAGACAGAATCCTCTTGAGCATAGCAAACGACCTCTTGTTCGAGCTGATGCCAGAGATGGTGCATCCACGCTGTACGTCATACCAAAAGGGTATCGGCTGCGGTCGTGTGGTGCAAGATGTTTCTCGGATAATATACTCGGCAGATGGTAAAATCATCGGATGGAAAGGTGACTTCTCCAAGTACTTTGATTCCGTGCCTATTCGGTTCATCGACTGGGCATTCGACAAGGTAGAGGAGAAGTACGGAAAGTCTGCGCTGATAGATGTCATTCGTGACTACTATCACACGGATATCTATTTCGATGAGGACAATAACCTCTGTGAGAAGTATCAGTCCCTCAAGCAGGGATGTTCTGTTGCTGCATGGCTGGCTGATGTCATTCTCTATCATCTTGACGACAAGCTATCTAAGCTTAACGGATATTACGTCCGCTATTCAGATGATACGCTGTTTGTCGGTGAAGACTATGAGAAAGCCATGGATATCATGAAGAGCGAGCTGGAGATGATGCAGATGACGCTCAATCCGAAGAAGGTTGAGTATCTTGATGCTAATCACTGGTTTAAGTTCTTGGGATATTCCATCAAGGGTCACAATATCTCTCTGTCGTCCACACGCATCAAGACCTTTCAGAAGGAGATTGAGAAGAGGACGATAAAGAAACGTGACACCACGATGACGAAAGCCATCAATGCAGTAAACAGGTATCTCTACAAGGGGTACTGCGATTATTCCTGGTCTACTCAGGTTCTTCCAGTCATAAACGTGAAAGAGGACATCGACAAGCTCAACACCTTCGTCATGGACTGCATCCGTGCGGTCAAGACAGGCAAGAGAAAGGTCGGTGGTCTCGGATACGTGAAGACTCAGGCTGTAGGTTGCATAGACCGAGGTCGTGGAAGGAACGTGAAAGCCAACAGGAGTAAGACAGAGAGCGAAATCAAGGGGTATCTATCGATAGGTTGTGCTCAGAATGCCTTGCGAACGAGCAGGGCAGCGTACAACACATTGGTGAATACTTTGTAGATGAGCATCCTAGCGCAAGGATTTTGCCGGAATGAAGACGCAAGGTTTTAAATATCCCGGTTGCGGAGTACAGGGACCATCTACTACCTAGATGGTCCTCTGTTCGTCCTAAACCGGACATTATCAATCTGATACAGCTATGCGCAGCAACTTCTGACCGGCAGACTCTGTAACCGAGCACACGGACGTGGGAGAAGGACGGACAGATTCAGGCGACGCCTCTATAACATCATCTGAACATCCGACAATGCATGGATGTTCATATAACCGCACAAGGCGTAGCTCATCAACGAAGTACAGAAATGTGACATTCCGTATGACCACCACCGGTGGCGCACACCACCACTCCCTGACGGATGGCTGAAGTTTATGCAACAGGTCTCTTAACCAGAGTAGTTGATCCTGGACGGCTGCGCAGTAGGCGCATTGTCCTGGATCACCTATTCTGGCGAATCCTGTGTCAAATCAGAAACATAAAGTATTGTGCCGAGCCATCGGTCAGTGATCACCCTAACACGAGGGTAGTCTTCAGAGGAGAGCAAAGTTTACGGAACTGTTACGAATCTCGCCGGCCTCCCCGGAACACTATCCGGGTATTCCGGCGATACATAACAGCTCAAATCAAACTGCTAGAGCTACGTGCCACGCTCTCAGATGAAGACAACGTTATTGCCAAACGAGGTACACGAGGAGGTATCGGTTTATTCAACCCGCCTTGTATCAACGCGATATGTCTGGTAATACCAGCAATCTCGCGTATCGGCAAGCGGGTTAAATCATCAGCCTATAGTAAGACAACAGACCTATGAGTGTACCTACAACAACCAAAGTGAATTGCATCACGACTTATCAAGAGTATGAGGTTTAATATCACGTGAGTGGTATACCTGCGCCTGCCGTTATCACCGCAGGCGCAGGTATCCAAACACGGGATCGAATCAAGAACATATATCCATGCAACATAATACATGAGATAAGTCATGCGCATTGCAGCGATGTCTGGCAAGTTCTGAGTGTTCATCGAGCGTTTCATTGATTCTGAAGCCAAGGATGGGGAAGCGTACGCTTCCTGAGGTTGGCTTCATAACAATGCCACGCCCTTAATCAAAAACTTAAAGCAATGCAACGTATCAGGTTGAGTCAGACTAGGTTATTGCGAGCCGAATGGTGCGCAAGGAGAATAGATTGTACAATACGGTATCAATCATCCTGAAGATCCAGGTGGTTACCTGGATCTGTCAGGACTTAGATACAGTATTTATCAAGACCTTATAGTTACGCAACAGATTCTCTGAGCGCACTCCTATTAACCAATATTTCAGAATTATGAACAGCAGATTACTAAAGAAGCTTGAGGAAATCAAGAAAGAGTACGAAACGTCAGAAGTTTGCATGGGTGAGATGCTTGATTCTATAAGTGCAGACGGTTTCTCTATCGAGGATGCTCACTGGTTGTATATGCGTGCAATGGAGTGGGCGAACGGAGATAAGTTCTATACCCACGTCGGAGAAGACGAAGATGTACTGAGTAAGGATGAACTCGAAGAAGCCAATTTGATAGTGCTAGAATAAGCACTATCCCTATTAACCAATACAATAGAATTATGACATACGACGAGATTATCAATGCAGTTGAGAATGGTGCTAAGTTCACCATCAACTTCCAGAAGAGGACATGTAGGGTGAATGGTAAGATAGTAATGTCCGAGGAAGATAAGCCGAAAGATACACCTTACCTGACACATGCAGTAGTTCTGTTCGCGATAGAACAGAGATATAAGGCATACAAGCATTCTGTGCCTTCAGAGCGTTCGGAATCACATCGCCGCTACTACTTCAAGGCCTTGCCAGAGAAAGAGCTCTCAGACGAAGATATGATGTATGGTGAGCGACGGGAGGTAGCTAGATGTAAGCTGGAGCTATACATACTGATTCAGCTTCTAAGAGGCAACCTTGCATGGGAGAACAGATGGGGAAGATGGTTCTGGAAGTCCGAGAACGACAAGGACCTGGTTATCCTCAGAGACTGGGTTGAGCCAAACAAGGGTGGGGCGTAAGCCTCATCCACTAGAGTTAAATAATTTTTTAGTAACCAATTTAAAATAATTAGAATTATGAAGCAGATTGTAACAATCACTGGAGAAAACTTGAACATCGTAACTAACAATGTAGAGGCTACAGCAGCTACCGGTAAGAAGACCAAGGCGCAGATACGTCTCGAAGCTCTTAAGGCAGCAGGTGTTGATACTAGTAAATATTTCCCTCTCGGTGACGACAAGCTTATCAAAATCGAAAATGGTGCGGCTGTCCCTGTTGATATGGACGATGCAACCATCGATGCTGTAGGCAAGCAGATTGTCGAGGGTGGATACGTAAGTAACTGGAAGCTCTTCCGTCGTTGGGTGATGAGTCAGATGTTCCACATGTTGCGAGACATGGAGAAGGACGGCAAGTCATTCAACGAGGTGTTGCAGAAGAAAGGCTACGAGTACCAGTGGCGCATGTTGGAGAACGAGCTGTATGCTCAGATGAAGATGTGTGACCACAAGGACTACGAGAATCTCAAGGCGAGAAACCGCTGGTTCAACGGAGTTGTAGCACACGACATGGCTATTGACTACATCAGCAAGCTCCGCAGCTATATCGACGACAAGTGCATCTACACTGTCAAGGAAGACAAGGATGGAAACAAGAAGAAGACATACAAGCACACCTGCAAGGGTAATCCTTATATCCGTCTTCAAAATGAAAACATCTTCGTCGCTGACTTGGAGAGAAAGGTATACAATCCTCTCCGTGACCTTGCCAACAAGATGAGTGCTGTAGAAACCTACAAGGAACTCTACGATGCCGTTCGCAAGTTCAACAAGAACCGCAAGCATCTCGCATGGGATACCAAGCAGGCTGATGCGTTCATCAATGCCTACAAGGGTTCAGGTTCCTACTACACGATGAGAAATCTTATCATGTTCCACGGAGCAAGATTTCTGAAGAACGGCCGCAAGATGTCAGAAACCAACTCCCTTAAGGAGCTTGAGTCAAAAGCCAAGCTCTACGACGAAGAAGGTTGGAGAATGCTCGGTGTTCTCAAGCAGCTCATCAAAGAGTCTGATATAGACATCCAGGGCAAGATTCTTGAGTGGAAGAATGCCAAGAGCGAGAACAAGTAATCATCAGTAGGACGTAAGGTTCGCCACCTATGGAATGGTGGCTCGGCAGCAATTCACAAGAGCTTCTTCAACGAAGGATCTCCTCCAGTCACTACTGGAGGTAATCCTTCGAGCTAAAGCTCTCTAGATCGAACTTATAGAGTAAGGCGCCAGCCGGGGATCATTCTAGCCAAAAGTCGGTTACTGATTCGGTAACCGATTCAAAGTCTAACCAATAAAATTAAGAATTATGAAGGAAATTAATGTAGACACAAGAGAGTATATTAAGGCTCTTATTGACGGGAAGAATGTCGTCGAGGAATCACTTCTAGACGCCATCTTTGACGATTCGCAATATCTCACCAATAAGTTTTTTTCATTGGGATTTGTCGGAGGCGCACCTACAATGATAGAGTATCACAGAAACTACCTATCTATCAGGAAGCTTCGATCGTGGATTACATCAGAGTGGGGTAGAGAGATTGTCAAACGACTGACTGGCGAATCAAAAAATAGCATATACTATTACGATACGAAGCAGTATCTCGACGAACGCCAGGCTGAGCCTTTAATCTATACATTCTTTCTGAGCACAGATTACCTTACAGTAAGATTTCACTACAATGTAAAAGTAGATGAAGATTAGTCAAACAGGTCAGTCGTTAGCAGCGGCTGACTACTCATATCATAACTAAATTTTGTTTAAATGGTTCAAGCCGGTCTGTCGTGAGACACGCCGGTTTTTTGTTCCACAAGTTTAACCAATTTTAAATTAGAATTATGAGTAGAAATTACTGGACATTAGGTAAGGAAGGAATGAAGACTCGTCTGTCAAAGGCACAGGCAGCTTATGAGAACGCAGTAGAGAACGTCAGCGACTTGCACGTCAAGATCAGCGATGGCAACACAAAGTTGGGAGCTATCCCATCCGTGTCGCTCATCCCGGTCATGGATTGCGGTAACTGTGCAATCTGTGCCAAGAGCTGCTACGACCTGCGCAATGACATGATTTACAAGGAGGTCATCAAGACGAGAGCTATCAATTCTGCCATCCTCCACGAGGATCCTGAACGATACTTCAAGGAAATTGATGGTTACCTCAACTACCGCTATCCTAGAGCATTCAGATTCCACATCGGCGGCGACATACAGGACAAATGGTATCTTGACAAGATGTGCGAGATTGCCCGCAAGCATAAGGATACCAAGTTCCTGGCGTTCACGAAGATGTTCGATGTGTGCAACGAGTACCTCGATGAGGGCAACGTAATCCCTGAGAACATGCACATCCTATTCAGCGGATGGCTTGGTCTCAAGATGGATAACCGCCACGGATTTCCGGAGGCGCATCCTATCTTCGAGAGCGGTACATCAGCACCGGAAGGAACGTTGCTATGCACCGGAAACTGCACAGAGTGCCTGAAGGAAGATAGGCTATGCTGGTCTATCGGGAAAGGCCAGGCGATAGGATTCCTTGCACACTAGCCAAAATCCTCGTCAGTAATGACGGGGTACTATGTTTAACCAATTAAAATTTTGAATTATGGCAACAGCAAGAAGAGGTACAAGAATGCTCAAAGCTTCTGACATCATGAAGAGAAAGGGCATTGTCCAGAAACAGATGGACATGGACAAGTTCAACGAGGTTGTAGAGAATTTCTTTATGACCCATGAGCCTAAGGAGACGATTCTCCTAACTCCGAAGAGATTCATCGAGATGGATAACCCACCAGAGGGAGACTTCATTGAAATGCTGGACGTAGGCATATGGAAGAAGAAATCGGAAGACCCAGACGACCAATTCGACTTCATCGACTATCAGTTCATGAAGAAGAACGGAATGCTCCGTCCTATCCTTATGGTGAACGAGCCATTCATCGGCAATGCTGCCGGGTGGCTGAGAGATTTTTGTGGATTCACTGTGAAGAGCAGAACACGAAAGAAGAAGAAGGAATACATCGTGTCTCTGCCGGTGTAAAGCCGAACAAGGCGTGGAACATTATTGTTTCACGCTCCTAGTATTAACCAATTAAAGTAGAATGATTATGGAAATAGTAGATGTAAATGTAAAAAATCTGAGTGAATTCGATATTGAGAACGATCTCTATCATGACACTCTGTGGGAGAATATGTTCGACGATGGCGAGTATACGGACGACGGATGCAACGAGGCTGTAGGTTTCATCTATTCTAACGCCTGCCATGCAGAAGTTTATGGCAACTCTATGGATGTCAGATGGATAAAGGATAACTCAGACAATCTCCGCCTGGCTATGGTGGCAAACGACCTGGTAAATAACCTCATGGGCACAGAGCAAAAGAAAATTATCACCGAGGAAAACAACGGAACCACGCTCCTTACTTACGCTGGTATATATCTTAACATCTTCGTCAATTTCGAGATGCGTCACATACAGATTCTCGCTTACCAGGAAGCCTAAAAAGCCCTCTTCGGAGGGTGCAAGTATTAACCAATTAAAATTAAAAATATGAATGATTTTTTAAAAATAGCAGAGGAATTAGACTGGAGTTATAATGTAGACGATACACCTAACGAAAGAGGTGAGGTTTGCGTCGAGTTAGAGAAGTATTCCCCACAAGACCAAGACTTCATTGTTTCTATCTGGTTCGAGACGGACAACGAGTGTGACTTCGCCGACAAGCTGGAGGAGTACTGGAGAGGCTTTGATCCAAGCGAGGAGGCTATTAATTGGGTCGGGCCAGATGGACACGGAATAAATGGCGCCCCATACGACCTACAAGACATTATCAACGACATGGTTGACTGCAAGGAGATGCTGAGGGAGTTGGTCGTGAAATGCCACAACCAAGCCTACCCGAGAAAGAAGTTCGACAACTACGACAACGGACTTACTTGCAGCTTTGACTGCTATGATTCCACTGACGATGAGATGCAGGCTATTCGTAATATCCTTGCATCTTTGGAGAATGCGAGGACCTACGCATCCGGTCTCTACAACAATCCTAACAGATGGGAGTTGGATGAGATGCTTGGTCGATTCAAGAATATTGTCCGAGATAAGCTAGAGAGCGGATTCACGAACAGAGTTTAGCCATACCAAACCGTTACATATCGTAGCGGTTTCTATAAACCAAAATATTAAGATTATGGATAGAAAAGTATTGAAAGACAAGATTGATGAGTTGCGTTCAACAGCAAAGATGGAACTTGCATGCACCATCCGTGAGATAATGAGAGAGCACAATGTGAGCAGAAAGGTGTTCGATTGGCCTGTACTTGCCGGCGACAACAGGGAGGTGAACATCGTAGAAGTAGACGACAGCGATACAGCTATCCCTATCATTCATAGCCGATGCACTTCTGTAGGGTTTGAGTTCCCGGAAGCAAAAGCTATCGATGAAGATATACCAGTTGACCTTCTTGCAGACATCGCTACCAGTCTGAATGACGAGCTGAACGGCTATATTGGTGTCTATGCTGCAAAGTATAAGATTGCCTACAATGATGGAATTTTCATTCCTAAGGAGAATCCGTACGTATTCCGGGCAAAATCATATAAAGATGCATTGGATGAGGCGGAAGACTACATGCGTGTGTGGAATGACCATAATGGTTCTACCCTAAGGCTCGTATCAGTCGAGAAGCAGACTGCTTCGGAAGGTTAAATTAGCGTTAAAAACGGCAAAGACGATGGTTTATATTATAAACTTTTCGTATCTTTGCCACTAATAACCAAAATTATAGAATTATGACAGAAGAAATAAGAATCAAGACAAGAGATTGGGAGAGACTTCTGAGCTACACTCAGCAGCAGAAGTACAAGACTGCCATCAAGCAGGGTTGGTTCTCTGACTATCACGACAATTCGTGGAGACATAGCACCTTCTACGGTGCGTACATCTGGAAGTATCCGAAGATGCTCAAGGTTGCCAGAATGTTTGAAGAACTCATCGGGCATAAGCCATTATGGGAAGACATCACCGACGACAATCTGCGCGACCTCTTCGAGAAGATCCAGGAGAACTACGCTCCTAACTCGGCAAGAACCGTATGTGCAACCATCAAGGCTGTGATACGTGAGAACGATGCTACCAGGGAAATTCCTAGTCCTACGTTCGGCAGAATACTTAGAGCGAAGGCTGTGCCGGTCCAGTCTGTATATCTCTCTGATGAGGAGATAAACAGAATCATAAAGTACAACCCTCACGGGAAAACAAAAAGATATGTTCAGAGAATGTTTATCATGGAATGTCTCTGTGGCGCACGCTACAGCGACTGCCAGAGAATGACGGAAGAGAACATAGATGATACCGGACACTTCCTCGTCTATGTTACTCAGAAGACAAAGACCGAGGTAAGGGTTCCACTTCACAAGAAACTCCGTAAGTTCCTCGTATGCGGTACTGGTGACGAGCCTCTTCCGGGTGAGATAGGTGAAAGGACGTTCAATAGAGCACTCCGCGATATCTGTCGTGACTGCGGAATAGATACGAATACAAAGGTGTTCAAAGCTGGAAAGGAAGAGACCGGAAAGAAGTATCGGTTCGTATCATCCCATACCGGCAGACGCTCGTTCGCAACGAATCTCTCAAAGAAGGGAGTGCCGTTGGAGCAGATTGCCGTCATGATGGGACATACTAGTAACGGTATGCCGAATATCCAGATGACACAGCGCTATATCGTCGGTAAGACCGAGATTGACAGCAATACACTGAGATTGTTCGGCGTCTATGAAGAAGACCTCGATAACGGTATAGATGAGGATTAAGAAGCTAAAACTGGAGGTGGTTAGAAGCCATCTCCTGCCATTGTTTAACCAATTAAAATAATGAATATGGTAGAAGATTATACAGTAGAAGAGTTGAATAAACTCATCAATGAGTGTCGGAAGAAGTACGAAAAGCTAGAAAAGGAGACCGTTATGAAGGCTCTGACTGGCGAGATTGGTACGAACTCCGCAATGGTGGAAGAGTTGGAGATTCTCAACATCCACTATCACGATGAAATGGATGAGTACGATATCACTGCACCTGACCTGAATCCAGATCTTATCGATAACTTCAAGAGGGCAGAGCGTGATGGCAAGAACGTCATCTTCGAGGCACAGGAATATCTTAAGATCCTGGGAATGTGCGAAGAAATGTTCAACCAGAAGCTATGGGTCAACGAAGATGGCCACATATGCGATGAAGAAGGTAATAGACTTTCCGCCGGCAGAGAGCATCGTGTTTTCGAAGTCATCAAGTGCGGAAAATAAGATATTTCTAGTTTTTCATAGCTAGATTGTTTAAATGAGTGTCCTCTCTTGCCCGTGAGGGTAGGAGGGGATTTTTTTAAACGGCCCCGATTAGCCAAAAATAGGGAACTTCGGCTCCTGTCAATTAATAACCAAGCCCTATCGCATCACGGTTAAGCGAATTTATATGAGTGAAAAACTAGTAGTAAAAATTCTCATGATAGCCGGAAATATTGCCGCTGTCGTGTCTGCATTGGTTGTCCTCTACAATCTAGGCGCAGCAATATTTGACTCGGACCTCAAAGCTTATGCCGCAATAGATAGAATCCCAATCGGCATTGCTTCCTTTCTATCATCCGTCGTACTCATCGGTTTCGCGTATATCGTAAAACATGTGTGCGAAGCCAAGGATTAATTCATACAACTAGCCGCTTATCACTTAATAGATAGGCGGCTATTTTATTAAGATAACCACCCAAAAAGCAACGAAAATCACACTTTTTTCTTAAACTACGTTAATTGTAAATATTCTGTACTTTAATGAATATTGCAATCAGCTGTTTTTACTTCGCTTGAAACATTTAACTATACCAGTATCTTTAAAACATTTGTCCTCACTTTTTACTTTAATATGTCCGGTTTATGGTGAAAACTGAACTATTGCACAGAACAGAAAATCGTCGTATCTTTGCAGTGCTTGTTAGTAGTTGCGCACTAAGCAGCGGACATATTGAGTATATTTAAGTGATTATTCACTTCCCTATACGAAACCCTATCCAGAGTTCGGAGCGCAACACGAACAAAGGATAGGGTTTTCTTCCTTTTTCGGTCTGACAGGTAGTCTTGGTGGCTTGTCGGCTAAATACACTCGGCTACACAGACTTTAAACCCACGTCACAAGAGGTGCATGGTGACACCGCAGGAACTGAAGGCAGAAGGCGGGCAGGGCTAGGCGTACCTAGAAAGCTGCTTAGATTAGGTGCTGTACGATTTGGCAACCGATCCGACCGAAGGGGCTCATTATACTGGGTTCATGTAACTTCGAGTGGAATATTCCTTCCAAGCTCTCATCGTTTCAATGAAAGATGGGGGTAAGGGGGAGAACCACTCTCTCAGAGGTCTATTGCCTGTTTCATATAACCTTTTTAAAAAGGAAAATATTAATTTTAAATAAGTAAATATAGGGAAGATGAAAGTTAATAAAAAGAATATAGGGTATGTAAGACATAGTTTTACTCCTGTAAAGAACAAGTTACTCAACAAAAACTCGAAAACCGAGTCGAAATTTGAGCAGATGTTAATTGATGCCAACATCTATTTCACAAGAGAGAAGGGAAATTACAAGATTGGCACAAGATGGTGCTATTACGATTTCTTTGTTCCATACTGGAGATTGTATTTCGAACTCGATGGCACATCACACAGCTCACAAGAGCAAAAGGCTATCGATTCTCAAAAAGACCGCATCATACGCAAGAAGCAGCGCTTTATCTGTAGAATCAGCAATGATTATGTCTTGGACGAGATGACTGAAATCGATTTCGACATAGCAAAAGATTTGCTTTGCAAGTATATAGAAAAGTCTGGCTTTATTCGCAAAAAGGCAGACACGTACGAAAGAGCTAAGAGCTACTATGAGTTCAATCTCAAAATGAACCATGCTCAATCGGTAGAAGACTTCACGTCTAACAATGATAGCGTTGATTTTAACGACGATCGACAGATTACGTTATATAACAACCTGACTGGTATGTTTTATACATTCGAGAACATTATCGACGCAACCCTGAAGACTGGTCTCAAGGCCAAGTATATCTGGGAGCTATGCTATACTGAGTATAAAAATGTCGGAAATCTCAGAACGTACGTTGCTGCATTTTCCGTAGAAGAGTG